GTGGAGGATGTTGTACCAGTGGGAACAATCGTTGAACGCCCTAGGGCGAATGGATCTGTCGCGTACCTAGCACAAATCCTGCTGAAAAAGGACGGTAAAATTGTTCATCGCGAATCCCGCACCTTTGATCGTAGACCCATGGCAACCGCATGGATCAAGAAGCGTGAGAGCGAATTAAAGAAAGACCCATCCCTTATCGGGGTGACAGCAAGACCATCTTCAAAACTGTCCGACGCTATAGATAAGTACGTTGCAGAGAGTTTGAAAGAGATTGGTCGAACCAAGGCCCAAACACTAAAGGCGATCAAGCGGTTCCCGATCGCCAATAAGGAATGCGCGTCGATTCGCAGTCAGGACATCGTCAAGTTCGGGCAGTTGCTCGCGGAAGAACGGACGCCGCAGACCGTCGGCAACTGGATGTCTCATCTTGCAGCAATCTTCACACTGGCTCGCCCGGCATGGGGCTTCCCGCTTGATCCGGAAGCCATGAAAGATGCGCAAATCGTCATGAAAAGGCTTGGTGTAATTTCAAAGTCCAATCAGCGTGATCGACGTCCTACTATTGAGGAACTTAACAAGCTGCTGGACCATTTCACAGATCGGGAAATACGGCGGCGAAATCACATGCCCATGAGCAAGATGATTCTGTTCGCACTGTTTTCAACGCGGCGGCAAGGTGAGATTTGCACCATGCGCTGGGAAGACTTCGAGCCGCACAACAAGCGCATCCTCATTCGTGACATGAAAAACCCAGGCGAGAAGATGGGGAACAATGTCTGGTGTGACTTGCCGGAACAGGCCGTCGCAGTTCTGCAATCCCTACCCCAAAAGAAAGAAGGGGTTATCTTCCCCTATGTGCCGAAAACCGTCAGCGCTCGCTTTATGCGCACTTGTCCGTTGCTCGATATCGAGGATCTCGACTTCCACGATCTGCGACATGAGGGAATATCCCGCCTCTTTGAAATGGGTTGGAATATCCCGCACGTCGCAATGGTTTCCGGCCATCGCTCATGGACTTCATTGAAGCGCTATACGCATATTCGTCAAACGGGCGACAAATATGCAAACTGGAAATGGATTACCGAACTAATGTCGCGGAATAGCTGAGCATTTTGGCTATTAACCGCGGCAAACGCTCGTGAATTGCTGGAAACTCCCTCGAAAAATCTCGAACCATCGCCAACCGGATTGACAAACATAAAGATTGAACAGCTCTATCACTAATCTTGGGGCTTAAAGCGGGAGTGAAAATGGAACTTGCATTTCGTACGGCATACAAGTCGATCAAAGCGTTTCCTGATGTGGCGATACCACCTTTTTGTGTAGTCATCGGCATTAACGGAAGCGGCAAGACACAGTTGTTAGAAGCTATCGGCAACGGACATATTCATAATAGTATCGTGCTCACCCAAAATAACACGTCACAAGCTTCGCTCTCTGAGGTTCGCTATTTGCGGGGCCCGGTGCTACACTCCAGCTTCTCGGCGCCAAACAATAACCGACCTAACCAGAATAAGAGTGCACTCCAATTTGATTCTTTTGCTTTGTCGCGACGTGCTCGGCTGGAGCCATTCCGACAGAAGTTGGAAAGCTTGATAGGCCAACCTGTCCCAGAGATAGTGAATGGAACAAAACTATGGGAACTACAGGCCAACGACCTCGCATACCAGTTTCAGAAAGAAGACCTGGTCGACCAAATCGAGACCGTCTTCGAGGAAGCGGAGGCGAGTTTACAACACAAATCCGAACTCCCAATCTTTCAAAGGCGTACCACCGTTGTCTCTGACCCCGTTGAAATCGCTCAAAAGCTATGCGATCGCCACGGCTTATCTATTTTAACGTTAAGTGAGCAACAAGCGGAGCTATACCAGCACTGGGGCGACGATGATCTTTTTTCAATAAATATTTTTGAAGTATTTCACAAATACAGAGATGTACAGTTAAAAAATTGGATGCAACAAAAGGCGGACGAACTTAGCGGAACTAACTCCGCCATGAGCCAAGAAGAATTTGTAAACAAATTTGGACCTCCGCCGTGGGAATTAGTCAATCAGAACTTACGAGCTTTTTCTCTTCCTTATGAGTTAACTAACCCATACCTGTCTGACTTCAAACAGACCGCTATAACGTTTCGCCGCATCAAAGATAACACTGATGTTTCATTCAGCGATCTATCATCAGGCGAAAGAATGCTTGCTCAATTTGCGATCTCATCGTTTCACTTTGATGAAACATTTATGACCATAAAGCGGCCCAAGTTGCTATTACTGGATGAAATGGATGCATCGCTGCACCCGGAAATGACTTATCGGTGGTTGAAAGCGATAGAAGATATATTTGTAGCTGAGCAGAATATGCACTGCATTGTAACGACGCATTCACCCACAACCGTCGCCCTTGCGCCAGAAAGCGCATTGTACGAAATGAGAGGGGCAAACGACGGTCTCGTTAAAATAACCAAACAAGAAGCGTTGAATAAGCTTACGTTCGGCGTTCCTACCCTTTCAATTGATTATCAGAATAGGCGGCAGGTTTTTGCAGAAAGCGATACTGATGCAGAGATCTACGAGCGATTGTACAGCATATTAAAATCCCAGTTAAACTGCCCATTAGAACTGAATTTTCTTACGACGGGCGTAAGAAACAAAGACGGAACTGAGAAAAATAGCGGTTGTTCAATTGTTCGAAAGCTCGTGGAACAAATGATACTATCTGGCAACAGAAGCGTTTTTGGTTTGGTCGACTGGGACGGAGAAACAAGTTCTACTGAACGAATAAAAGTAATAGCAGAAGGAACCAGGGATGGAATTGAGAACGTGCTTCTTGATCCCCTTCTCATCTGTTTGCTGCTTATGAAACACACAAAGGCTCCTACCTGCGTCCGAGACATCGGCAGATTTGTGGGCGCATCCCAACTAGACGCAAACGATATCCAGCGCCTAGTCGATTCTATACAGTTTGAGCTGTTTCCCTCACAGTCCGATGGATTGATCACCGTTTCGTACATTGGTGGAATGACGGCTCAAATCTGCAAAGATTACTTACTAATCGACGATCATGATTTGGAAGAGAGACTTTGCAGGAATTTCCCTTTTCTAAAAAAATGGTCGAGTGGTGGGCGCGGAAAATTGAGCAGGGCAATCGTGGAAGAGGTGCTCGTGGAGTACACAGAGTTTTGCCCGCAAGAAATCGCCACCGTCTTCGAAAGTATAGCTCAGACTACCGTTTAAATACTAACACTGGGTGGAGTTCCGGAGGTTCTACAGATTTCCGGCATTTTCAATGACTTGCAAAAAAGTGGGACAGAAACGCATGCGTTATAAACGTTATGTTTTTTCATGCGTCTGCCCCACTTTTACCCGTAAAATGCACAGGTAATCCACCTGATTTCCACAGCCGCAAAATCGCGATTGACTCTTATTCAGAACGAGAACATTTTAAGAACGTCGGCAGGCGGCGCCGATGAAATACAGACACATTTGGTGGTGTGGGTGTCTGCTTCACTGGAGCAGAACTATGAATGCGCTTGCGCACGATATTGAAGATGAAATCGACTTGGTGCTTGCCTATTACGGCGGAGACACGCGGGCGGCGATCAAGGGCTTGCTGGAGGATCGCGAGTTCCTGGCCCATCAAGTCGCCATAGCCAGCATGGCTGTTAGCCACGGCTATACCCGAGGCTGGAAGCCGACAATCTTCGTGAAGTGAGATGCGAACGCCACTGCGAGAACTGCGCCCGCAAAACGTGGTGCGCTTTAGCTGCGCCCGTTGCCGCCACTATCTCGAAAAGACCGCCCCGCTTATGGCCGCGCGCTTCGGAGAGTGGGTTACGCTCGAAGAGATCGAGCCACGACTGGTTTGTAGCAAATGCGGCAACAGAGCGGGCAACTTCATCAGCTATGGGCTGCCAGGCAAATGATGCAGCTGAAATGGGACCGAACAGTCATCGGTGGACAGACGCGCCCCGGAGACTTCATTGCATATACGGACTGGGGCGATTTCTGCCGCATTCTGCGAAGCGACTTCGGCCCCAGCGCGGGGTGCTGGCGATGGGCACTGGTTTGCACCCGAAGCCCATTTCAGACTCTGCCCTACGGCGTCTGTGAGAACAGGGAAGAAGTCGTCACTCTTGTGAAAAGGATGTTTGAGGAGTTGTGGCGCAGGAAGCAGCTGGAATTTAATCGGCCATTTATGTGGAACGATGGAAAGTGCTGGTACAAATGAGCGGATACAAGATCGACAACGCCTATGTAGTGAAAGCTGGAAGTCTGTTTATTCGCCTCTGCGATTCCAAGGACTTCTGGCACAGACCGCCACGGATAAGCCGGAACAAAGTTGCCCCTACCAAGTTGTGCATGGTCCGGTAGCCCCGCGATGGGAGAAGACGATGCCTTGGGGAAAGCCAGTAGACGTTCAGCTTTATGGAATCGGAAAATACCGGGTTGTGCCCGACACAGCTACAGCCGCTCGATGCCTGCTGGAAGATTGGCCGGAAGACGCTCACGGTAAGGAATACGAGGAAGCCTTGCAGGCTTGCCTCGCCGACCTTGAAGGGCTGCCGAACACCGCCCGCAAATCGTTTATTAAAGCCGCCAAGGCCGCTGGACTGACAATGCGACCCAACCAGTGGAACTGAATGTCCTTGGCGCGATTCTAAGCTGCTACTGTTTGAGGCGACGGGTAACGATTTCAAACAGCGCATCTGATATCCACATGCCACAAGCTCCCACGACAAATGCCGCAGCATGAAGTCCCGCATTTGACCCGTCATCCGGGGGTAAAGGGAAATGAACCGCATTCAAATAGTGCATAAGTGGTCCGGTCAGGTAACCCGCCGCGAGCGCTCCACAGATCGGCGAAGCGATCGTTTCGCGAACGGTATATCGCTTACGAGACAATGCGCGCAGAGCACCGCCGGCAAACCCGGCGATTACTACGGACAGTTTCAGGCCAAATTCGTCTAACGGTCCGTTCATTTCCAGCAGCCCCGCCGTTTTCCATTTTCATCGTTGCCTTCAACCCGTTCCGCTGCGGGCCGGTCCACTTTGGTCAGCGCGACCAGACCGGCCGGCGATAGGTTATTCTGTCTCCAGCCCGCGCAGCTCGTTGCACTGCTCGACTGACAAGCTGCGACGACGAAGGGCAAGAACACAAAAATCATAATCCGTAAGCCCGCGTAGTTTTTCATCGTCCTTGCCCCTTTCCTTTTCGGCTTTGACGGTTTCGCGCAATTGCGCGGAAACGGCCTGCTGACGGCCTGCATGCTTCCCGGCGAGATATCCAGCCGTCAGAAGTAGAAGCGCCGCCACAAGGGCAGCGAGCGCGGTTTTTACCCATGGTGGGATAAGTCCCCAAAACGCGCCCATCAGCCGATTTCCGCCTGTAGGTCTTTCACGGCCTTGAACAAATCAGCACGGCGCTTGATGCCGTAGATTGCAAAACCGATGATGGCCGCACTGAAAAGAAGCTGGACGCGCCAGTCGAGGCCACCAAGGAACGATCCCGCCCCGCTGATTGCCGACATGATGCCAGCACCGGCCCACGTCCAGACTGTCTTGCTCTTGGACGGCTTTGTTCCAAGCTCGCCCGGATCGGCCACCACGGGTTTTTCCACGGTGACGACTTCGGGAACGACGATAGCCGGCTGAACGGCGTCAACTGTCTTGACCTTGTTCAAAACGGCCTCGACCTTCGCCGGGGAGACAAGCGCCTTATTCAGGGCATCGCCAGCGTAGTAGCTCTGGCCTCGCTTCAAATTGCAGTGCGCGCCCTTCGTCGCCGCCAGCACGGGCAATGAAGCCCATTCCTGCGCCAGACGCTGGCCGAACTCAGCGCGGGTTATCCTGCCAGCTACATAGTCGTCATAGCCGCGCCGCTTCAGCAGATGGAAACCGAGCCGGTCTTGCAAGTCTTTGTCAAACTTCTGTGTGCCACGCAAACCCAACTCGCGGGACAGGTCTTGCAGCGTGGCGCGCATGAACTGATATCGGCCCGAAGCCGACGATTTGAAACGCTTGGTGAATGATGCCTGCGCATCGACCAGTTCGCCAATTGTCATCTGTGTGATCGGCTTCGGCAACTTGTCCTGATTGTTGCCGTATATCACGTCATAGCCGCAAGGGGCTTCGATCCCGCCAATAAAGTCGAGCAGAAGCGCCGCGCCAACAGGTACGGTTCTATCCATTGCTTTATTCCTTAGATTTTATAGAGATTCAGCGTGAGAAAATCTGGGCACGGAAACGCGCCATATATCTATAGGTAAAGAAAAAGCCGCCTCAGTGGGCGGCTTGGTCAATCGATGATTAAGTATGCTAAACGTTCAGCTCGTTGCGCCACTGATCCAGAAGGCCAACGGCTCGCGTTCCGAATGCGGTGGCATTGGTCGGATCATGCGCTAATGGTATCGCAGCTTCCATAGCGCTCTCGAATGCACTGACAACAAGTTCTTTGCCGTTTTCCATTGAAGCCAACTCCGCGATCAAACCTTTCAATAGCAATTGCAGAGCAGACGTTTCGCCCTTTAGTCGATCGATCATCTCATATTGGATGCGGAACAAATCGCGGAACTTTTGATCATTTTCTGACATCCTCAACGCGCCTCCGAAATTTTCACCAGCAGTTTTATATGATCGTCAACTACGTCATCCCATCCGCGAATAGCAAGGACCTCTTCAAAGAACTTACGTTGCTTAACGTACAGATCATCTTTGTTCTGGAGCGCCCATTCAATCTTTTCAGCAACAGCGCGCCAGTCCATGCCGTTGAAGGTGGTTAGTTCGTAAAGCTCGCTGTCCGTTAGAACTTCTTTGGTTACCGGAATATCCGACATGATCACGGGTGTTCCGACAGAAACTGCCTCGCCCATCGTGAAAGGCATGCCGCCCTCTGCCAAGCTTGGATTAACAGCTAACTGTGCCAGCGCGTACACTCCCGCAAGCTGCTTCTCAGTGATCTTCTCCATCACGAGAACGTCATCATGCAGGTCGTGCTTATCGAGATAAGCGGAGACAACGTCCTCATGCCGCCAATTGCCGGTGAGAATGAGTTTGATTGAAAGAAGTTTCTCACGGCGCAGCCACTTGTAGGCCTTCAGCAAGGTCAACACATTTTTGTTTGGCCTAAACTGGCTGGCATAGAACAGATAAGCTGTATTTTCGCTGGCATAACGTGAACCGTGCCAGTTGTTTGTAATCCTTCCGGTTGCCTGACCCAGATACTGTGAACACATTGTGCGGCTAGCTGCTGCGTTGTCTGGGAAGCCTGATACAGTCGTCAAATGATCGAGCCGACTAACGCCGTGGCGAATTACAACAACCTTGTCACCCGCGACCCCGAACCGATTAATCAATGTTCCGGTACGGATTTCCTCGCTGTAGGTGACAAAGTGGTTCGCGCCTTTGATTGTCTTCTCAATCTCACGGTAGCTCTTGAACATGTTCATGCCGCCTTGGCGACCAAAACCTACAGGAAACTTGGTCAGCACCACATCTGGAACGCATATCAGCGTTGGCTTTTTCAGGTCGTTAACCTGTGGCCAAAAGGCTGTCGGTACATACCAGCCATCAATATCAGTGCGCTTGTTAGCAGAACGCACCACCAGGCTCGCTTCTTCTTCCAATGCTACAGCATAGATGCGGCGAGCAAACTTCCCGATCAGTGACTTGACGGCTCCCGCTTTCTGCCGAGTTTTACCCATAACTCTTCCAGTCACAGGTCTGAAAAAGCGGTTCACTCTGCGAAGAACGATCAACAACGCACCGAATGCGGCTATGAACGGAGCGGCCACAAGACCTATCAATGCGAGAAGCGCGGCCACCAATGGGTTACGCGTTCTCACGATTGCCCTGAAAAGGCGGCTGCCCATAGACTTAATAGAATGGATCAATCGGGTGAGCCGCCCCGGTTTGGATGCTTTTTGGGCGCGCCGTTTGCGCATGCGCTTCACTGTCTTGCGTCCAAACTCTACCAGAGACCACAAGACAGAGGACCTTTCAGGACCGATCAGTTCATAAGACTGCGGGTCAATGAAGAACTCATCGAACAATTCGCGCAGGTTTTCACGAGACCAACTCGGACAAGCGATAGCAAACTTGACATCATCCCGTTTGGCTGCGGATTTGACAAACATGCCAAGATGTCGGCCTAAGCCTTCAGCCTTCAGGTCTACCAACGGGTTATAAGAAACAAAAATGCCAAATTTCTTCGACTGCATATAATAGCTCTCGCCCATTCATAAATTGTGCGAGAGCTATAACAGCCGTTCAAACCCGTTGCAACGAAGACTAGGGAACGGCTGCCGCTCCTATGGTGCTCGCTGTAGGCGTTCCGCTGTTCGGCGTCCAAGAATAGGTTGCATGGCTGGCCTTGTCTTGGAACAGTGACCCAGCAGTGTTGCCACGTGCTGTCACGCCAACGCGCCGGTTTCTGTCTCCAGTGTTGTCATCGTAATAGCCATAAGCAGTATTGTTCACGGAATAGCCGCCGTTGACTTGGCAGTCTGTACAGCCAACCATCGTATTTCCCGATCCGGTGCAATTTTCCGCTTCAAGAACGTCTAGGATCACGTTCGTGCAGGCGGACATTGCCACGCCAGACGCCGATGCAGCCGCGTTTGCAACCCCCTTGCCACCAAATGCTTTTACTCTCGCCAGGGCGGATTTGCTTACGTTCACCATTTCAATCGGCACGCCCAGATTTCCGTATGACTGGATAGTGTCAATCGAAACGTTAAACAGATTGGCTAGCTGAATACCGGGGCCGCATGTATTATCAACCAACATTCTCCGGCCATATATCGAACCACGACCACTAGTGATCACACCATCAATAACGATGCCGATTGCTCCAGCTTGATAAGATAAGTTGTTTGGACTGCCGGGAACTTCCCCAACTACGTCCATGCAATTAAAATCCAAGCCCAGAACATCGCCAAAGTAGATGCTGTTCCACGTCACTCGCGGGCGTCCGCCAACAACGTTGTAGGTGTTGTCTACCTTAATGTCTCCCCAAGAGAAGAAACCACGAGAACGTCGAGAATAAATCTGCCGTCCACGGGTATAGAAGCACAAGACGTCATCAAACTGCATGTCGACAACGAAATTGGATGCGCTGTCTTCTTCCCTGTAGGCAAAGCCGCAGTCTCGCGCGATCAGGCCGCCGCAGCGAAGACCAGAGACGTTACCAGCACTAGTGTTGATCAGGATGGCACCGGAAGTGCTTGGAGCAGCAGAACCATCAAAAACGAACTTATCAATATAGGCGTAAGCGTCAGCCACCGAACTAGGCTTCACCCTTATCGCGTAGGCGTGTGTTGCGCCAAGCTTCCAAGTCGGGGTGCGTTCGGCCCTGATCACGTGTCGGGCTGAAGGTGTAATATCGACCTCACCGGCTACAAAACCCGTAGACGTATAAGGTACGAAAGCAATCCCTGTAACTGCTATAGCACCCTTGATCGCATTGCTGTCGTCCGTCGAGCCATCAAGCACCGCACCAAACGCCCGTACCGTTGGGGCCATAGCCGGTGCATAAATGCGTTCCCAATAATAGCCAGCGGTATTGCTGACCACGTAGACGCCCTCCTGTGTGTCCGTAACAGGCGGCGACCCGGTTTTAAGAACGAAGTTTCCTTCCCGGCCCAACTCTTTCAAAAAGGCCGCCGTATTGGAGACGGGGAGATCTTTCAGAAGCGCCCGAGTGTCAACGACAACGGTAGTCCTTTCAAACACATATCCGGAAGCATCCGAATTGACTACAAGTGCCTTACCGCGATCTCCCGCTGTTGCAGGCGGAAGATTGACACTTGCTGCAGCGGCTTCAGCTCGTGCCGCAGCATCTTCTGCCGCATGTTGAATGGCCGCACTGGGCACATCTGACAAAAGCCGATAACGCTGCACGTCCACAATGAGCGCAACGAGCATCCCGGAAACAAGATATCCTGCGCTCAAAAGATTGCCGCCACTAGTGACGATCTCCCAAGCCGAGCCGCCGTTCAGAGAAAGCGTTGCGGGGCCGGTAATATCATCCGTGATGTTGAGCAGAAGGATTGCTTCTCCATTCGCCACAGGCACTGGGAGCGCCGACGATGCAATAATCGCGTTCGGCGTGCCCGATCCGTCGTTCACGAGACGAATAATCTGATAGCCAGGTACGTCGCCAATACGCTGCCACGATCCAGAACCGGAGCCACCAATCTTCATGTAAAGACCGTTGTTTCCCGTCACCGGATCACCGATGACAATTGCCGATGTATTGGCGGCTGGTGTCAGGTCCGCATCCATTTGCGCCTTGGATGCAAAGACCTTGCCACCTGCTCTCAGAACGGTATCGACCAACCGTTCGAGTTCTGTACCCCAGATCTGCGCATCGAGATTTGAGACTGAACGCGGGGTACCGTTCGCTTGAACAGGCGAAAAGATATCGACTGCCCGCTTAGAGAAGATGCTCATTGAGTTCTCCAACAATGTAAGGAATGAAAGCTGAGCCGGCTAGCCGCTACCGCCGCCATCGCCGGGGATTGTGTACGAGTAAGTTGCAGCCGGGCCATTCACGCCGGCTGAATTTTGAGCAGTCGCCGTGACGGTCACATTGCGTGACACGGACCCGCTGGAGGCGGAAAACTGCCCTGCAAACGTCTGTCCGGGTCGGCTATTACCGCCGCCGCTGGCAACAACCGCACCGTTGACGGAAGCAATCCATGATACCGAGCGGACATGTACGTCCGGCGACGACACGCTTAAGGCAAAATTGTACGTGCCGCCCTCGCCGCTCCGCGTCACATTCAAGGTTGGTGCGGCGGGCACGGGAGTAACGATGGCGACCGGATTGACCGTCAAGGTCGGCGACCAGTACGACCCCTCATCATCCGAGTTGAAGAAACGCACACGGAAATCAACATGCCTGCCGACCAGATCTCCGGTAGCGTAACCGCATTGCAGCCCTTCTGCCGGTCCGGTGATTTCCATCGGGAACCACTGTCCGGGCTCACCGTCGGTATAGAAGCGATAGACAACCTCGGCGCTCGTTGCTCCCGGCACACCCACATAAACGACACGCAATTCCGGCGAATTGTCCGAATATCGTACCTGCGCATAGTCCGCTGGCTGGGCAGGTGTAGGAAGCACCGCTTCATACTGCATATCAGGAATGGGATCTGGCGGCGGCGCTTCATCCCGATTGACATCCCACGGCAACAGATCCGGCCAGACAACGAATGGAATTTCAACCGTGCCATCGCCATCGTTGACGCGGGGAGTACCAATCGCTGCAGTCACAGTTTCTTCCAGATCCGGAAGTTCCAGCGAGATAACGGACTTACCCCATGTAGCAAGGCCGGAAAAGTTCGTCGTTACGATACCAACGTCAGCACGTGAAAGAGCGAACAGCCTTCGGCCAATGCGCTGCGCTTGGGCAGCCGATGGGCAGAACGGAAGCTCGACATCAAAATACTGTTCACCTACCCGGTCAATTTCGTCCTGATATCGTGCCCACGGGAGCGGTTCAGCTCCAGGCGCATTCGGAGTTTTCGACAAGGGTATTTCAGCCAGCTCGTAGTTTCGTTCCGGCGAATAATACTTGATGCGGCAGACGTTCGGGCGCTCGACGCTATCAGGCCCCGATTTCCATTGCAGGTCGATGATATCCCGCGCCGTAATGGCCATTTCCGGTTCGCGCTGATCATCAACCAGCCGAACGGCGAACTTTGTATTGTCGGTCTGTACGATTTCGGCACCGATGGACTTCAAGACCTGATCCATCACGTCGCCACGTTCCCGCTCCGACGGCCACAATCCCCAGGCCCTCGCTCGATGCTGTAAGCCGCCATAAGCCGCCGTCTGTTGATCGGCTCTGGTGGCCTCCTGTGCGGTCACCACCCAATCGATATCGGACGATTTGAGGCTGGGATAGCTTCGTAGGATGTGCGTGGCGCCGAGAATCCCATTATCCGAGTATTTCCAAGTTGCAGGAATATCGACGTTCTGAGCCGGATCGCGCGGATCATAGATGAGTTCCGAACGCTGGACGCGCTCATATGACGGTTCACCACCCTGATATAGCTTCAGGAATTTCTCATCCTCGATTCCGGGGGAGATGTATTGCAGCAATGATTGAGCAATACCGCGAACGCGGTGATCGTCTGTCCAAAGTGTCGGGAAAGCCGCCTTCAGTTCTGTCCATGCGGTTTCGCTGCCGTTTCCGACCTTGTTCTTGATGTAGATCCAAGCGCCACCCCTTTTTGCCCACGGTGGCGATGTGACCATGCCCCCCGGATCGACCGTGACTTCGCGTCCACCGATATAATGTTCTTCGACGGCTGCAATTGGACCTTTGGTGTGGCAGATGACGCGCCAGCGGTCGAGGTTGTTCGTATTGCCAAATGCTTTCAGCCCGCCCACGCGCACACGTCCAATCGCACGGATTTCGGAACTGTTGCCGGTCTCGAAGGTGTTCTTGAACTCGCCTGGATCGATTTTTGGAGCGCGCGGCCCGAAAAATGCCCCCGCAAGAAACTGTGCACCAACAACACCAGCACCCAATACGATCGATCCAAGCAGGCCCGCACTCATCGCAGGAAGAATGCCAGCAGCGCCAACAGACAGAAGGCCGGAAATAATGGCACTTCCTATCGATATAGGGTCGGCAAGAGCCGTTCCGCTCATCAGGAAAAATGAGCAGGCCGCAAGAACAAGTCTCTTTTTCATGTCAGATCGACCAAACCTTTACGAAGGAACGGGGTCGCAAGAAGCGGGTCCCGTCGTCAGTCCTGAGAACTGAAACACGGTCATTGCCCATGACAACGCCAACCTCGCCGTAATCTGCCAAATGAACAATCGCGATATCGCCGAGCTGGGGCGTGGCGGTTTCGAATACACCTATGCGTGCCAAGGCTTGCGACCAGATGACCGACAACCCGCCGTAGTGCGCAATCAGGCGATGAGCCTCATCGCGGGAATCATAATCGGCAAGAAACGGCACCCGTTCCCCGCGTATGGTTTTCACCCACTCGGCAGAAAAAGCGGTGCAATCACTTTCACCCCAGATGACGGGCCTGTCCTTCCAATGGGCAACAAACTCGGCGAGTTTCCCCGCCCTTTCCGTCAGTTCCATTGTTCCGAAACCTTTACTCCAACGAAATCCAACCCCTTGTCACCGGGATATCGCCTGCGCTGATCTGCTGGATTCCACTGCCCGCCAAATGGATAGTTTTGCGATGACCAGATACTTTCAATCGTCACAGTGACTGTGCGAAGCCCGACACCATTCCACTTGAGCGAAGGCGCACTAAGCTTGCCGGGAAAGAGTTTCTTGAGGGGGATCAGCAGTTCTTCCGTTTCCCCGTCGAATGCCGCCCAGAACAGGTCGGCGCGCCTACCCTCGATCTGGCGTGCCGTCGTGTGGACGGATTTGAAAAAGTCGCGGTTTGCACCGGAAAGCGTAACCTCGACCGCAACAGCCTGTCCGAAACGCGGCTCCTCGACATTATTGAGAGAAACCATCTGGGTTCCGAGAGGATCTGTTACGCCCCGCCATTCCTGCCCATTGATCGTGACACGACCCGTCCCGTTGTGAAGCCGGGAAATGCCGGAAGGCAAATCCATTTCCAGAAACCACGCTCTGGCGACATGCGGACGACGAAGTTTCGCCAAATCGTCTTCAGAGAATATCGCCATGGTCAGCTAACCCAGTATTCCCGGACGTCATAGTCCAGGCATTCCACAAGCGTCACCGTCGCACTATCGGCGGTCACCAGTCCGCGCCCGGCAGAGGCTGAGTCTTCGCTTTCCAAGCGCATAGCCAAGACCGGGCGAAGCGTCGCAAAATCGTCGGGTGCAATCGCTTTGCGAAGCGGAGGCCATATCCGATATTCTCCGGGCGATAAGACCTCAGTGACCGTGTAGAGACCAAGATGAAACGGCGCAAAGCCGATATAATCACCAATATCGAGGACGTGACCCCAGAACTGGGAGGCTAGGCGGACAATCGTACCGCCCTGCTCTGTCTCGTCTGCAACTGACACCAAGGGCGGTGATGGTTTCCAAGGCTCACTGTTCTCCCACGGCTGATCGTTCGACCATTTCCGCCCGCCAATATTGTCCCAGCGAATGAATGCCGGGATATCAAACCCGGTTTCAGACGGACGCATCAGATCGGGATCGAAGAAGTCCCAGCGTGTGGCGTTGGCACCACCATGGAGTGCCGTGATCCAGCCTCGATAGCGTCGGAATTCGCTCTCATGCATCGAGTGAAATCCGAACTGCCAACGCCAGAGACCAAAAGCAGCGGCTGTCGTCTGCATGAAACCGCTGATTGATTGCGATCCGCCGGCGCCAACTGCGCGGGGTCCGGATAGCGGCTCCATAGAGACGACGCCCAGCCCGTTAGGTACAGAAAGCAGACGTGCCATTATGCCCTCGTGCGCCGTACATCGCGATTGTAGAGACGGTTATCGACACGGTTTCCAAATGCCTTGTCGCGTTCAGAAAGCCCGCGTTCGAGCCGCATGATTGCCGCCTGATCAGCGCCACGGGCATCAATATTGTAGGTTGGCGCATACGTGCCGCGACCTCCGCCAGCATCCTGTCCCGGCTTGGTGATCGAAACCCGTTCGTTCGGAGAAGCCTTGAACGCCACCAGCTGGCTGTCGATGCCGCCAGATCCACCGACCTGAAACGAACCGCCATTGGCAAAGCCCAGCAGTGATCCAAACAAACCCTGAATAATGCCACCGCCGAACAGTCCTGCGCCGCCCTGCGCAACATTGATCTGGTTGAGGTATTTCAGGATCGTTTGTCCAGCCTGCATGATGGCATCACGCCAAGTCAGCGTCTTGTTTATCAGTCCCTCGAAAACGGAACCAAAGCCCTGCCCCAGCGATTGCTTGGCACTTTCCATGGACTTGGCAACCTGATCGATACCTTCCTTTGCCTTTTTGGCAGTTCCGGCACCCTTGCCCTTGCCGCCTTTCCCGCCGCTTCCGCCTCCACCCCCACCAACGTCGTTCAACTGGCTGTTCACATCGCCCATTGCAGACGCAAAGTTCTGGACAGCGGGCGTTGCTCCAGTGAACGCGGTACCGATTGCCCCGATATAGTCCGTCTGTCGCGCCGCCGAGATCTCACCACCTATTGTTCCAGCGACCTCTGCCGCCTTGCCCGCCCACTTGTTGTCGACGCGTCCGAAGCTAATAGTTGAGGAAATATCGATATTGGTAAGCGAAGGCGCGACACCGAACATCTGATCCAGCGAATTCAGCCAGCCAACGATCTTGTTAACGTAGGTCTCAATAGTCTGGGCAGATTTGCGAACCATGCCTTCCACAGATGAGATAACGGCATTGGCAGCCGTTGCCGCTACATCGCCTATTGCTGCAGGAAGAAGGCTCCAAGTCTTCTTTATGCCCTCAAAACCGCCCACGAACGTGCCGATGATGCCGTTCACCGCATCCTTGACGATCTGGACGACATCGACACCAATGACTTTCTGGATTTCGTCACGGAAATGATAAATCGCCGTGACGGCGATGGTGATGCCAATGGCCAAAGCGCCAAGTGGGTTTGCTGCAATTGCTGCCGTCAGCAGGCGAATGGCGCCGACCAACCCGGTTGCAATCACCGACGCCAGATTGACAGCCGAGGCGATCAGCACAGGCGAAAACATGAGCGCCAGCGTCGAGCCAGCAACCGTCGCATACTCCGCCAGCGTCGGCAGAAAGTCGACGACTGCAGTCATCGACCGCGTCCATTCGGCAAACTTGTTTATGATTGCGGTGAGAATATCGACAAAGCCGACGCTGATAAACGCAATGCCTACCGCCTTGACGGATTCGCTCAGGTTCCGCATGGCGTCATTATATCCGCGCAGCGATGCTGCCTTCTCTTCCGAGATAACCGCCGCCTTTGCACCCAGTTCGTCGAATGCTTTGCCATTTTCCCGCAACAACGGGATCAACGCCGTAGCATCGCTCGCGATGGCTTCCATATAGAAAGTCATGTCAGACTGGCTTACACCGGCCTTTTCCAGCGCGTTATAATATGCCTGCAATGCTTCCGGGCCTGACAGGTTCTTGAGCGGTCAAGCCAACCTTCGGCGCGATATTTTCGAAGAAATCCTTCAGTGCGCCGCCGCCGGTTTGCGCAAAATCGCCTACCTTGTCGTTCACGTCCTTGAAGATATCGGAGAGCTTTTCGCTCTCGATCTGGACAGACTTGGCAGCGAATGCCAGGCGCTGAAATTCTTCAATCCCGACGCCTGACAGATCTGCTGACTTTTTCAAGCCATCCATATCGCCTGCGAGCTGGTTAACGATCAGGCTGAGACTGCCCAAAGCGCCAACCGCTGCGGTCGCCACACCGATAAAGGTGGTTTTCAAAACTGCAGCGAACTTATCAGCGCTCGATTGTGCCGACTTCAAACCTTCCCGAAACTCTGCAGTGTCGAGGCCCAGATTGACGCGAAGTGCGCCGATAACCGCATTGGTCATTGGTTCTCACCTTGTAAGTGCCGCCGTCCATCGGTGCGCGATGGCGATCTGCTCTTCGACAGACTGCCGACGCTTCGGCTTTTTCGGAGCATCCGACAGAAAGTCTTTCAGTTTCGGGAGTTTTTTGGAGCGGGCCAGCGCCTCGATATGCCACGCAAGCCAAGCCCTGTCGTTCTGCTCGCGTCGGAGACGGTTGGTCGAGGCGTCAAGTATGACGGCAATCTCTCGCAGTGTAAGGCGCCAGAAGAGATCCGGATCCTGTCCTACCTCGACCCATGATTTCAGAAGCGAAAGCGGATCTAGCCCGCTTTCGCCTTCGGAGGGCGCGCGTCGTTCCCTCCCCCGGACGGGAACGCGAGCCGAAACGCCTCGCCGATCTTGCTCATGACCAGAGGAATATCGGTCGCCAGCTTCCCGGCCTCTTTCAGATCGATTTCCTCATGATGATCGCGAAGTGCCGCCCAGATAACCTTGCGCACGGTATCCATGCGAAGGTTCGCAGTGTCATTGAGCAATTCACCGATTCTTGCGACCGGCATGTCGAGCGCATCCTCAAGCTCGCAAAGTGCATTCACGGAAAATGCGAGCTTGTACGCCTTGTCACCCACTGGAAGGGTGACTTCGCCACGGTTTTGATTAGCCATGTCGTACCACCTATGCCGCAACTACCGCAGCAGTCGGCGCACTGGTCGCCGATGCCGTACCCGCCGCGTTGGTGCCAGTCACCGTGACGGTAAGTTCCTTGCCCACGTCACCGGCAACTGGCGTATAGATCAGTTCCGTTGCACCGGCGATATTTGTGCCATCCGCCTTCCACTGATAGGAAACCGTCGGAGACCCGCTCCACTGGCCGGACCAAGCCGCCAGAGGGTCACCGACCTTGGCGATACCGGCGATAGCAGGAACGAAGATGTTGGCCGGCGCTGCAGCTGGCGTCGAAATTGTCGGGCCGGTCACGCGCCACGTGACCGTGGACGTCATCTTGTCGTCGGTGGGGACGGCAGGCTCATAACCCGAGACCCAGCCGGAGAATTGCCATGTTACGGCATTCGGGAAGGTGATGCGGCAGCGGACCCGTTCGCCTGCCGTCTTGATTTCCGAAATCAGAAGATCAGTCGGTGAGCCGGGAATAAAGTTCTGCTCGAACGAAGCTTCTCCCGGATCGATCAGGCCGGGAATGAATTCACGGGTGCGGTTCGGCGACTGCATGTGGGTCGCATCGACCTCATCAACCGTGTCGTTCGGCGGGGTAATGTCATACACTTCCCCGATTTCAATCCACGACACCCCAGCATCGCGGCTGATCTCGAATTTTGTGCCGTAGCCAATAGAGGCTTGCGTCTCAGCCATGTCAGTTCTCCAGATGATGAACAATGAAGTCGATGGATTTGCGGAAAAGCGCCGATACTTCTCCCGCATCCATCGCCGGGAGATCGCGTTCTGAATCGACAAAAATGCCTTGGAAAATGCCGCCCTTGTAACCGGATAGCAGCTGGACAAGCGCGTCCTTCGCCCCTTTGACGGCGGTATAGGTCAGGCCGTAGATATCGATCTGCAGCCGGTGCACGGCATATCCGGAAGGCCCCTGCATATGATAATCGGGATCTCCCGAAATCACCTGCATGACAAGGTAGGTTGGCTTAGTGCCCTGCGGTGCGCGCACCCAGTGCATATTTGCAGCTGGGACATGCGCCGTCAGTCCCGCCGCATTCAGCAGCAAGGCCGTCAACTGTTCTTCCATGAGGACTACCTGCCCTTTGCTGCCTTCTTGGCGAGCCGTTTGGCGGCTTTGATGATTTCCGTGCGCAGTTCGGTCTTAATCACATCAAGCGCAGCATCCTTGTTCGCGTCCCATGCAGGGCGCATGTAAGGCTGGGCTTGCTGATGAGCGTTGCCAAACTCGGCTTGTGTCGCCTGCGCGAGGCCGCCCGCACCGACAAACATTTCGGCATAGGCTTTGTCGTCCTTATACATCTTGCGATGCATTCGGGCCTGCCGCCGTGTGAGCTTGGTGCCGACACCGATGGAGATCTGCAAGGCACCGGAGAGAACCGGAACTTTCTGCTTTGCCGCATCGGCGATGGGCTGCGCCGCCTTCTTGAGCGTGCGCCGCAGCACTGCCTTTCCGGTTGATTTCGGCAGGGCACTGAGTGCTAGATCTAGCTCATTCAGGCCGTCGATCCTGACTGTTTTGCTGATCTTCATGGTTCATCCGCCCTTGCGATGGCGTCGATTTCCAGAACAACCCTGCGCCCGATCTCTCGCGGCGGTGCAACGATCTCATATTCCCGCCCTTCGTAGCGAAGCCGATCCTTGATCGTCACGTCGCTGCGATAACGCATATGAAACGTCATCACCGCCGTACCGTTGATCTGGGCAGCAGCAAATCGCTCGCTGCCGCGCTCCGGGCGCTGTTGCGCCCAGACCTCAGCAACATCAACCCAGTCGAGGATCGGCTCATTCAGGGGTGTTCGCCCAATTTCGGCAAACCGACGAATTGTCAGTCGCCTGTCGAGTTTTCCCGCACTCATATCAAAGGAACCTTCGATTGTTGCAGAGAAGAGCATCAACGGAAACGTAGGTCGGCAGTTGCCCGATGCTGACGCCGATAACGGTTTCCTCGCGGTTTTCGTACCATGCGCCGATCAAAAGGAGCATCGCACGAATGACGGTCGGTGGTGGGGCACTTGCCCCAACCTTCATACGAACCTTGATCCGCGATCCCGCCTGCTTGTTCGGCCAGGCATTTCCCGACTTGAGAACTGCGCTCGCTTCCAGTCCATCCTTGCGCAGCTCATATGTTGCCGCTGGCAGAATTTCGTCATTGCCTGCAACCGACACGTAGGTGATGGCAACAATTTCGGTGACCGGCGCAATGTCGAAACGGGCGAGGTCTCCGAAGCCGTCGCAATGTGCTTCCACTTCACACGGTGCGAAGAACTGGCCGCAGATCTTTTCGACATGATCACGGGCTGCGGAAATCAGCAGTTGAAACAGCGGATCGTCAACCGACGCGGCAATATTGCCATCACCGTCATAGATTTCGGCACGGCATTGCTGTTTTGCCATGCCGAGCGTGACCGGCTCCGCTGAAACCGGCGTGACGATTTCAGGTTGGTACCACATCAGCCACGCGTCTCGCGATTATCTTCGGCCACAGTTGTCTCTACAGGAGGATGAATGACATGCACCGCTGCCGTGACCGAATCCTTGAAGCTGGTCAGAGTTTCGACCTGTGACAGAAGTGCTGTCTCGCGCTCCAAAAACGCTAGCGCATCTGCTTTCAACTGTTCGTTTTCGGCCAATAGCGCAGCCCGCTCTTCGTCCCATTCCTGTTTGGTTTCCGGCTTTTTGCGCTCGACTGGCGGCGCTTCCTCGGCGTAACCTGCCCGGATCAGGCGCGCAGCTTCCTTCTTGGAAAAATGCTCGGTCACATCGCCGGGGTCGACGGTGAAGCCGGGTCCGGACATTCCAATCAACATTTTCAGTCGCATGATGGTTGCTCCATGGAGACGGCGAACGCATGATGCGTCCGCCATGCTGAAAGGAAGGTGCTAGGCTGCTGCAGTGATGAGGTGCTTCACGGCAGCGGTGTCGCCAAGCTGACCGTCGAGGCGGACCAGACCCAGCAAACCGACATCCGGTGCGAAACGTTCGCGAGCAACGAACATCACAATGCCGCCGACCTTACGAACAAAATATTTGCCGAAGTCGCCGAAGATCATGGGCTTCGCAGCCGCTCCAAGGCTGGCCATGGCCTGATTGATCGAATAGTTGTAGCCCAGCAGCGAGCCCGGTACGCCCTTCTGCACGTCCCCGGCGCTCCATATATAACGACCTTCGCCGTCCTTCAGCTTACGCAGAGCACCCAGGGTGGTATCGTTGAACATGAAGCGCGTTTTCGGAGACTGGCGATAGGCCGGATCGACCGAATGCACGAGATCAATGATCTCATCATAGGTGATTGCGGCCTGCGCTGCTGCCGTCTTGCCAAGCGAGGAAGCCGTAACAATCCCACTCGGATCAACATTGCCGTCACCAACCGTCAGTTCGGTATTGGCGCGGCGTCCGAGACGCTGGCCGAGAAGATCGCCAAGCAGCGTTTCAAAATTGAAGATCGAATCTTGCGCCAGTTCCCACGAGAACCTCACCCATTCAGTGTCATAGGCATATGCGCTGAGGGTCTTTTTCCCGAAGGTTGCATCGCTGCCACCGTCGTCGGTCACCGCACCCGCTTCCGTATGCTTTGCGACAGGCACGGCGGTGTCATCGACTGTTGGGAGGTCGATGGGGTTACCACTCGCGGTGGTCATGACGGTGCAGACATTCTCGTCATACATTGGTCCCCATGCCTTCATGGACATGATGATCTGATTGGAAAGCTCGGTCGGCACCGTATAGCCGCCAGCCGTCGGAACATAGGTGGTTTGCGCTCGTGCTTCCTTCGGAGCCACACCGTTGCGCAACGCCGCGCGCTCTTCTGGTTCCAGCATCGACATGTCACCGCCGACGATAACCCATTTCTGGAACGCCTGACGGTATTCGATTGGCTTATCCGGGTCATCAGCGCCACGGGCTTCGCTGTCGCCGAGATTTGGGCGATTGCGCGCGCGTGTTTCTTCCGCGCGGATCTCGGCTGCAGCCATGCGCTCTTCGCGCTTGATGTCAGCCTCGACCTTGTCGAACTCGGCCATGATATCATCATGGCGCTTTTCGAGTTCGGCAGCACGGGATTCATCGGTGTTCTTGCGGATTTCATCCAGAGCGGCGCGGGCCTGCGCGACGAGCTTTTCCCGCTTTTCCTGCAGTTCACGAAGGGTCATTGATTTTCTCCTGATGGGATAAAAGAAAGGCCGTGAACACGGCTATGATCGGCAGGAAGCGGGATGCTGCCTTACCTACCTCCGGCAGTGCCGGGTAAAGTCACTTGATGTTGCGAAAACGCTGTTCGGCTTCGGCGTTGCGCGCCGAGATCCGCGCACTGGCGGATCGGAAGTTGTGCTCGCGCTTGTCTTTTCGGGCCTCATCACGCGAACGCAGAGCCACCGAAGTGCCGTCATAAGCAGGCTCGGAAACAACAGAAACCTCGTAGAGCCGCAATTCCTGAATGGTTCGGGTGGGCGGTTCGGTTGTCTCGTCCCATGTCTGCTTGAGCGCAGAAAAGCTGAATGACATGCCGGAAACATCACCGCGCTCAACAAGCGTGCGCACATCGCGACCATCCGAAGTGTCCGGAAGGTCGATTTCCACGGCCAGACCCTTGTCATCTTCTCGCAGCCGCAGGGTTCCAGCCGATGAGCGGCCAAGAATACGCCCGCTGTCGTGATCGAAATAGGCCCGCACATCGGCTGTCTTCAGTGTTTCGGTGAAAGCGCCGCGAGCAATGACCTCTCCGAAATAGCCCCCGATGTCAGCAACTTCGCCAAATACCGCCGCATAGCCCACCAAGGTGAACTTGTCGCCATCGGCGCGCCGCTCGACTGGCATGACCAGTGAGCGGATTTCGGAATCAGGCACCTTGTTCGGCATTGCGGTCTCCATTTTGTGGCGCGGTTAGGGTTGGCTGGGTTCCAAGCGGTACCGTCGCGCCCTGCACGAGCAGGTCATTGGCGGCTGGGTTTTCGTGATGGGGTCGATTTTCCAGAGCGCGGGCTTCATTTGGCGTTATCTGCGCAGTCTGGATTGCGCGGGCTATGCCTTCGATGCGGCTCTTGAAGTCACCCCGCATCAGGCCATCGAGATTATGTTCGACACTGCGACCTTCGCGCTTTTTGCCGCGACCGAAACACTTCAAGGTGAATTCACCTTCGAAAACTTCTGCCCACTGACCAACAAGGTGCTTGATCAGATGCAGATCCTGCTGTTCGACATTGGCGAATGTGCCCCCGCTCAGATCCTGCAGGAACATGGGCGGTAGCTGCCAAACTCTCGCAATTTCCCGCACCTGAAACAGGCGCGCATCAGTCATCTGCCCTTTGGCCGGATCAATACCGACCGGGACTAGCTCATAACCACCGGGGATGGGCGTGATCGGCTTGCCCGTTTTCTTTGCGTCATCTATCGCGCGAGAAACATCAGATACGGCACGAACAACAGCGTCTCTGCCTGCAGGCAACGGTCCTTTGAGCGCCAGCGGAGGAACGCCGCCACCGGCGAAGAATGTGGATCCATAGTCATTCATGGCAAGCGCAAGCTGGATGGCCTTCGCCGCCAACGTGATTGGCCCATAATGCGCAAGCTGATCGGCTTTCAGCATGAACGGGACATCAATGACGTCCGCCGCAGGGTAAACTTTTCCCAGATAGGTATAGGTTTTCTGATTATTGACCCGCTTGATTGTCACCTTGGACGGGGCCATCGGCCAGAAGTTTATCGGTTCTCCGTTCCGACGCTCTATCCATGCAAGCCCGCGACCGACGGTAAAAACCTGCTGCCAGAAATATCGCCGTCCATCGACCGCACTGGTTTCGTCATTCCAGGCATCGTGGATGACATCAGCGGTGTCGCCGTCCATCTTTTTCTTGGTTTCCCCTTCCAACTTGTAAGCATGGAGAGGAAGCGAAGCCATCGTTCGCGAAAGGAACAGAACGGCTGCAGCAACAGCCGGCACTGTCAGCGCATTGTCAACCGTGACACGTGGGAGATTGACGGAATCCATGCCAAAGAAAGACATGAATTCTGTCGTCTGGCTCACTGGAACGGTCGGGTTTTCAATGGAGGATCGCTTTTCCGCGTTCCCTCCGAAGCCAAAGAACTTCATTTTTTCCCCAAACTGAAATCGGGATCGTCCCATGGTGAAGTGGCGATCTCATCAACATCCATGGCGAGGCCAAGCCCCATAACGGTGGCAACCACGCCGTCGATCTTGTCGAGAGAGTTCTTTTTGTCGGGCACGTAATTGAGGTTTGCGTCAAAGCGGACGGTTGAATGCCCGAACATCCATGCGAGTACAGGGTGCCCGCCGTGTTCGATCTTGAGTGCGAAGATCAGACGTTCCAGTTCCTTTGTCGGACCTGACAAGGTTTGGTGCCCTTGCCGCATTTCAATCTGCAACTCGGCGTCCATGCCATCATTCTGCAGATCACCAGCAAGCTTGCGCGCGTTCCACGGATCGAATCCGAATGCCTGAATATCGAACTGGGCAAAAGCATCGGTGATGGCTTTCTGGACAAACGTCTGATCGACAGAATCGCCCGGTGTGGTGCGCAACGCGCCTTCCTGCACCCACTTTTGCCAGTTAACCCGCTTGTCCTGTTCGGCTCGCTCATCAAGCGTTGCTTCAGGTACCCAGAAAATCGGGATAATCACCCACTTATCGTGCTCATCATCAGGTGGGAATATCACCACAAGAGCAGTCAAATCGCGCGTCGAAGAGACGTCACAGGCGAGATAGCCCTTGCGGCCTTTATGCTTTTCCCAAAGCTTCGGCCATGATGTCGCGTCTTTGGTGCACGCCGCCCATTTCGCACGCGGTATCCAGCCAGACAGCTGGTCAACCCAGCGATTAAGGTGGTAGCACTGGAAAACTGCTTCCTGCGCTGGCCGGCCCTTCGCCTTGCGGAATTCGGTACGGAGATAATCAAGCGTCGGCGTGAGACCCAGACTGGGGTTTGCCTTCCGCCAGTTATCTTCGTCCGTCCAATCGTCATCTTCCTCGATACCGAAGAACACAACGAGAGTTGTCGGGTCATCCTTCGTTCCCCGCATGATTTCCATGGATTCTTCGAACCATTCGAAACCAGTGCGGTTCTGTTTGCGGCCTGCCGTCGAGGCATAAAGCTCAATCGGCTGCAGTCTTGCGCCCGTTCCCTGCCGCAAGGTGTCGGCCAGTTCACGGGTTTTCCATTCGTGGATTTCATCGCCGACGATAACGGTCGGGGATCGACCGTGTTTTCCGTCTGGCGAACCTGTCAGAAGCTGACAAAGCGACGTGGTTTCACGAAGAAATATCGACTTGTCGTGCAGCGAAATGCGTTCATTGCCCTGCGCATCTTCCAGCAGGCCATTGGCCTCGCGGATGATGTCCTGCATCTTGCTGAATGGGACGCGACCCTGATCTTCATTGCGCCCGAAAACATATGCTTCCGCGCCGTTGACCTTCTCCAGCACGAAGAACAGGACGCCGAGGGCGGCGAGAAATTCCGATTTTCCATTCTTACGCGGGATCCACAGATCAAGCCGCTTGAAAATCCGGATGTGCTCGATGCTCGGCTTATGCGTGGCAGGATCGATGACCTCAATCGGCTTTTTCCAGCCGACAAGCAGGCGAACTGTGATTTCCTGCCATTTGACAAGCCGGAATGAAATGCCCTTGAAGCGGTCATTGGTGAGACGGAAGATCGTCGGCCATGCGGCAACAATCTTGTCAGCCTTGCCATGATCGAACCACGCGCCCGGAACATTTGCCGCCCGCCTCCATCCTGAAATTGCCCAGGCATAAGCAGGATCTCCCGCCACTTCCGCGAGCCAGACCGGCAA